TTCAATTAAAAAGAACTCGCTACTACTATCGTCAATTAACGTTACAAGTTGCTTTTCATTTTTTTGCAATAACGTTCTTTGCTCTGAATTTTTAAGCCAAAGATATGCTTGTGTAAATCGTGATTGATTTAAAAAATCGCCTGTAAACGTAACTCCATATTTTGACTCAATAGCATCAAATACTCTTTTAAGTTTTATAGCTGGAAATAACTCGCTGAAGTGAATAGGAGTAGCAACGTTGGTAATATCATTTGCACCACCGCCACCACTTTGCCAAGACCTTGACGAACTAATTAAAGGGTAGTGTATATCAAAATCCAAGTTAGTAGTTATTGAAGTCTGAATATTTGCACCTGTGTAATTTAAAGAATACTCGTTTAACGTTTCAATATCTTTTAGTTTGTCCTCTCCGAATTTATCTGTTAAAGATTTCAAATCTCCATAAAAAGTAATCTTATAATCTTCAACTCTATTCTCTTTTATAGTTGCACTTTCTAACTGCCATTTCCCTACTCTAAAAGTCTGCGTATCTATTTTTATAAATCCGTTATATCTTAAACCTTGATTAAATCCGTTGTCAATTCCTGACTCGTACCAATACTTAAAAATTTCATTATTGTTTGCACTTGCTGGAATAGTAAAACTTTGCGAATAGTCCGTAAATACTTTCGATATATCGTTTATATTTTGAATGCTTGAAGTAACGCTTATTTTCTCATCATCAAATAATTCAATACGCCTTGCTACTTCGTCTATGTATATGTATAATTCAACTATCATATAACATCGTTTATAAGTCCGTAGTTAAATTCAAAATCAATTTCGTAGTTTATGTTCTTGTCTTTTAAATGCGTTTTAATATCTGAACTTTGACTTTTAACTATTGCAGGTTTATTGTCTAACAAAACAACTTCACTCAAAAGTAAATCAATTATTAACTCTGAATAATTTTCATCAACCCAACCTGTATTGCATTTTATCTTTTGCTTACCTTGAAAATTAAAACGTTGTTTTTGTCCTTGTAATACATTATAATCTACACCTGAAGGCATAAGGTTATAATCTTTAGAAGTTACGTCTACGCCTTGTGTATTGGCTTTAAAAAAGGTTAGATACTGCCAACCACCGAAACGATTTATAAAAGTACATATTACAGGAGTATATTTTGGCTCACAAACTTCTGAAGCATTAATATAAAATTGAGTATCAATATAATTGTTTATATTTAAAATTGGTAATTTATACATTGTTGCTTCACTTAATGTAATATCAAATGTATCTTCACTTGTTTCATAGTCATATGAACCTACTTCTAAAAATGCATTAACATAAGTAGTTGAAAAGTTTTCAACTTGTAATTCAATATTTTCATTTGCAAGTAATACAACATCATCAGTAGTTGAATAATTATAACCTACTGAATATTGAGTAAAACCATTTAAACAAACAAATGTTTCATCGTTTACTTCTACATCATCTGAATAGCTTATAACTTGCATATAACACCAAGTTTGTACATCTTCTTCAGTAGGTACAGAAACATCAACAGGTGCAATTGGCTTAATAAAATCTTTAGCGTAATTTGCTACGTTTATACTTATTTTGTTTTGCGTTAAACTCGGCACTTTTTCTGTGATTACATAATTAGGTTCAGCAGGTACTGTATCATCTTTGTAGTATAAAAATATTTCAAGTCTTACTTCAATTTGACTTGGCTCATCTACTTCTATAAAATACGGACTTCTTACAAATATTTTTTTCATTTCTTATTAATTGTATATTCTAAAAATTGTTCTACATCTAAACCATACGCTTCAATCAATTCATCAGGTAAACGTTCAAATGCTTTTTCAAATGGTTTGGTAAAAAATAAACTTGGTTTAATACCTTTTTTAAATATTGAGTTACGAACTAAAAATGCAGTTGATTTATAACTCATAAACTTACCATCATCTTTTCTAAATTGAAATCTACGTTTTGTTACCCAATCAGTAATTGGTTTTAATGGTGGCTTTTTACTTTTATAACTAAATGGTGTATCGTATTTTCTTTTTGTACCACTAACTCCTTTGTCTTGAAACGTTCCGTAATCTTCCATTAAAAATGACATACGAAAACTATTTGCACCTACTTCAATTTCTTTATCTAAACTATTGTAAAGTTTTTTATCTACGTTCTTACCTTGCTTCGATAAATTACTTCTACTCTGCTGGATAACGTATTTAGCAAATGAGTTTAAATATTCTTTTGTGTTTTCTTTTAACAACATAATGACATATCATTACGAACTACAACATCAAATGTAACTGCCCAACCTGCTAAATCATTTTCAAACCTTTCACTAAATGGTTCAAATGTAGGATTGCCTGTTAGTTCCCAAAAGTCTGTTCTTAAATCACCTCTGTTTAATCTATCCATTATACGAATAGCTACTGCAAGTTGTGTATTCCAAATATCAACTTTATTGTCATCATCTTTTTGATTCATTATATCCATCATTAAGATAGTAATGTTAAATTGAATTACATTACCTTGATGCGTAGCATTGTTCATCATTATATGACTTAACGGAAACATAGTTTGTTTACTTAAATCAACATCAAATAAATCACCTTCTGTAACTGTGTTTATAAATGGTTCTTCAAGTAACGCTTCTTTAATTTGTTCTATTATTTTATATACCATTGTTCTTGATTTTTCTTATTTCTATTTCTGTTTTTTCTTTCTCAAATAATAACCACATCATTAATTGTTTAATTGGTAGTTTGGTAACGGCATCAAAGTTGAGAATGTTTCCTTGACTTGCTGCGTAAATTGATTGATACCAACCCCATTTCTTGCCAAAAGCTTGTTCAGCTCCACCGATTGTTCCACTTCGTTCTGTATATAGTCCATCAAATTGGTCACGCAATCGTTGTGCAAATGATAAAAAAAAACCATAGAACCAAACGCAATATCTAAAGGCATATATTTTAATACCTCGCTATATTCATTTGTTCCTTTGTATTCTTCTATATTGTATAAGTCTTTTACTTTGCTTGTAATTGGTCTATATAAAACTGCCATAGCTTTATGCAACGTTTCAACATCACTTAAACAAGTTTCTAAATCTATAAATTCACCTGAAGTAATATCCTCTAATTTAGGAATGAAACCAAACTCGTAAACACCTAATTTAAACGTTTGTGTTAATTTAGGTTTTTGTTGTAGTAAATTATTTAAGTGTGCTAATATATCAGATACATCTGCTATTCTTATTCTTGCAACATCTTTTAATTCTATGTTACAAAATATCTCTATTGTCTTTTGATTAACAAATTCACTTGGCTCGTTATTTCTTATTAACTTTTCAAACCTTTGATATTGGTATAAAGTAATTTCGTTTAGCGTTTCAGGAATGTTAATATCAATCTTCATTTTTTATTTAAAAATTAATTACATAGCTATTTGTATAAAATAAAAAAAGCAACCATTTCTGATTGCTTAATTAACTAACTAAAAAACTTAATCTAAACTATTTTGTTTGAATAATAAACATACAACTCGTTTATCTTATCATATAAACTTTCATCTTGATTGTAGATTGCAGTTCCTATATTTACTTTGTTTCCTGATTCTATTACTATCTTACATTTAGCTACTTGCCTTTTGTTTTGATAGTAATATTCTTTAATAGGAACAGGATATATTTTCAATCCTTTGTCCCAGCATCTATTGTAGTGATTTGTCATTTTTAACTTCATAGTAAATAACTATAAAACAAGCTACGAATGCTGCACCTTGTACTAAATAATTATCTGTGTGCATTCCAATAGTTGCTAAAATAATTCCGATTGTTGTTCTCATAATTTCTAATTATTTATTTTGTTTTGTAATTCATCTAAAGAATTGTAAATATCGCTGATTGTAATTTCTTTTAAACCATACAAATTGATTAAATTACTAAATTCTTGATTACATAAATCACTTAACAATTTTCTGTTTTCAAAATTAAAAGTAATATTTTTTAAATCTTTTACACTTAATATGTTTTCTATCAATGTGTTAGCTTCTGAAATTGTAGTAATTGTTGTCATATTGTTATTGTTTGATGGTGTAAAATTACACAAAGTTCTGAACATACAAAACTTTTTATAAATTTTAACAAAACTTTAACATTTACATTTGTATAACGGCGATTATCGCCGTCAAAACCTAAACATTTAAACCTGCCACATATACAACACTTCTTGTTTAGCTACTTCGTACATCTGTTGCATTTTCTTTATTTCACCAACGTTTCTTGGCATAGCTATTAAAACGTTTTGATTTGTCTTTAAATAGATATAACATTCTATTGTTGCTATTATTTCTCCGTAAGTCATAATTAAAATATATAATAGTTTCCTTTATGTGGATTCTCTAATTGATAACTAACTGCATAACGTAACGCATCTAATAAGTGATTATGATTATCAATAGGAGTATTCGATTTCTTTTCTAACCAACAGTAGTTGTTTAACTCTTTAATTAAATTAACAGATTCAGGTGTTACTATCAAATCATAGTCTTGTAATAAACTAATACCATAAGTTACACTACCTTGTCCTTTAATAGTTGGAACTATATTCAAACCTAAACTTGCTAATTCTGAAATCAATCTTGGTTCAGCACTATCTGCTACAATTAAACCATCATTAACATATTGCTTATTTAGATTGTATATCTGTGACGTTGTTAAACCTTGTAAAGAGAAACATTCATTTATATATATTCGTTTGTTAGAAGCGTCTATATTGCATTCTATTAACGTTGTAGGGTCATTACTAAAACCAAAGTCTTGTCCGTAGATACTTTTACCTATATGTTCGTACTTACCTACTTTCCAATTTGTAAATATAACTCCTTCAGCTTTATCTAACCAACCACCTAATATTTGATGTTTATACTTTTCTGGTCGTCTATGTCTAATATCTTTAATTTGATTTATAAACGATTCAGATAAGTTTTCTATATTATCTTCGTATGTAGTATGTATGTAAGTAGTATCACCTTTAGCTATATTATCACCTGCATTAATTCCTTTAGCTTCAAAGAAACGATTATATATCCAATGTTCTTTAGTTGTTGGATTCAGTATAAGTATAACTCTGTTTTGTTTGTCTTTACTTCTTATAGATAAATCTATTTTATCAAATACGCTTTCGTCTGTTAATTCTTCAGCTTCATCTAATACCCAAGTTGTAACTCCTTGTAAAGATTTTAAGTTTGCAGTTTGGTCACCACTACTTGTTTTAATTCCTTTGAATAATATCTTACTTCCTGTTCTTAAGTTTACTATTTCTTCTTTTGTTATGTGAAAATCAGATTGCAAACCTAATGTATTTATCTTATCAATAAATTCAGGAATGATTGAAATATAAGCTGACGTTAAAGTATATCGTGTAAATAAAATAGTATGCCCACTTTCGTAAGTGAGCATAGTTAAAAGTAAATTAACAGAATAAGATTTACCTGAACCACGACCACCTGTTATTACAAAGTATCTACTATCTGCAGTTCCTATTGGTTTA